ACGCAGGTACTCTTTTATTTACTGGTGACAAGACAAAGATTACATATGAGTTTAGTAATATGGGTGATTTCAGATATATTGAGTATCAGGATTTACTTTCAGCTTTACTTGTTCGTAAGAAGTCTTTATTTGCACCTTATATCATTATTGAGGATGAGGAGCTGCTTGAAAATGTACATTGGCAGGAAGTAAAGAAAGTATACGATGGTTTATATGATAGAGAAGATTTAGTAAATCTTATCAATCTTCCAACTATGCGTTTCAGTGAAGAATTCAGAAAACTTCCATCTGGCTTCAAGAGTACAATCGCAACAATGGTTTCTGAAATGATTTCAGAAGGAACTTTTGACAGTATAAATAAAATCAAGATTATTGATGAGGAATGTGGTACTGATTTAAAGTTACTTGCTGAGTAATATATTGGAGGTGTCTTATGATTATCTCCTATGAGAAAATATTTGAAAGATATTATGGATTAATAGATGACGTTAAGGAGTTATCTATAAATGACAATGATTTGCTTGAATTATGTACAGAACGATTACGCTCCGCTACTTCTTATCCTTATATAAGGAAACTTTTTTCAACATTAACTTTTGACAATGAGATTCAACAGTGTGATTTTGAATTATCAACACCAGTTGACGACTCCACTGATGAAGATTTTGTTATTGAATTATTTGCAGAAGGAATGGCTATTAAATGGCTTGAACCAAAAGTAAAGTCTCTAAAAAATACAGCTAAAATGTTTGGCGGTAAAGAAGAGAAAAAATTAAAAGATGACTACGCAGGAAACAGAGAAATGTTGAAAGAAATGAAAATTGAACAACAAAAACTTATTAGAGATCATGGTTTTGCATTTAAGCCATACTCTTCTACAACGGAGTCCTAACCTATGAAGTACAT